AGTTTTCTATGTTCTCCGCCATTGCTGATGATGCTCTTGGAGTCGGCCACATCGTTACTTGATCTGCTAGACCCAAGCTGTGACTGTTCTTGCCATCCTTCGACAGTCTTCTGCCTGTCTCCGTCAGTTGTGCGTCCGGGTGTTCTATCTCCTGTGTAGTTGGCGTTGGCCACATCCTGTGAGACTTCTCGCTCGCTTCGTCCGTCACTGCTGCTGGAAGACTCCATCCGTGTGTCCCTTTGATCATGCTCGGACTCGGTTGTTCGTAGTACCCCATCCTCTCCGTTGCTCTCGGTGTCGGCCATAAGCTTTCCGAGGATCCAGATTCTGTCTCTTTTGTGGGGTGCTTCGACACTGCAAGCTGGAATAATAAACGATTGCGTGGCGTAACCTTGGGTTTCCAAGTCAAGACAGACATCGTCGAGTGCCACATTGACGAAGCCACCAACGTTTTCGACAATGACCCAAGTGGGTTTCTTGGATTTAACAATTTCATACATGTACGGCCAGAGGTGTCTGTCATCTTCCTTGCCTTTTTGTTTGCCTGCGAGACTGAACGGCTGACAGGGGATGCCTCCGCAGATGAGGTCAAATTCTTGAATAATTCTTTCTGGTTCATTTCCTATCTCCTTTAAATCTTTATATATTGGTACGTTTGGCCAATGTTTGTTTAATACTTTACAACAAAAGTCATCGAACTCACAAAAAGCAACTGTGTCAAAACCACCAGTCGCTTCTAGTCCCAAGCTGAATCCTCCTATCCCTGAACAGATATCTAATATCTTAATCATCTACTCTCCCTCCTTTTAAAATACATGCGTGTGCAATACCTTCTAATGATTGCCACCACTGTTAACACCCCAGCTTGTGCCAATGAGATGATCAATGCGTTGTGCGTGAACATCAAGCACAAAGATAACACCAACCACACCAGGGGCAGATTGATCGCTGTGCCCATGAACGTATCAGCCACCGATTCTTTGAGTGCTGGCTTGTCTAGTTTAATCATGACAAAAACATGTCATCTGTTCATCAAACAAATCTTGCTCCTTGTATCCAGATTCTTTGCTAATGTCTAGCAAGTCAATGTAAGTGGGGCCATCCTTCCTAAAGGTAGCACCAGAATCTTTGCCAAACTTTTGTTCTTGTTTGATCCACCAATCTGCCATCTCAGGTCTCTCTTGCAGCAGTTTAACCTTTGTGTCCTTGCCTTTAAGAAAGCACAGATCACAGTTGCCTGCTAAAGTTTTACCTGAAAAGTTTGTAAGATTTAAATCAAAGTTTTGTTTCTCCCAAAAATCTGTGACATCTTTAACATTATGCTTGGCATCAAACATAGGCAAGACATTGTCATACGGATTGTTCTGTCTCATGGCACTTGATACCCTTCGAGGCTCATCGTATCTAAGGCCTATCACGTTGTACCAAGTCTTGTGTCCTTTAAGTTTTCGCATGAACCTTGACATGACTTTTACCTTCAGTTCGCTTGTGCAAAACCTTGCCACAGGATTGGGTAAGTATTGTCTGCGATCCAACAAAGCTTCAAAGGGCTCACCATTTCTGCTTGCTGTTTCGTATGTAACCTCTTTAGTTCGATAGACTGGACGCTCTTCACCAAAGTACAATTCAAGCCAATGTATTTTCACGCCCCACTTCTCAGAGACCTCATGCACAAAGTCCAATGTTTCTGGAGCTTCCTTGCCTGTGTTGGCAAAGGTTACATATACATCATCGGGCAATGTTCCGCCATGCGCTTGTATTATATTCCACAGCATGAACCCAGAAGTTCTGCCACCACTAAAACTAATTAGTGCAGGGCCATCTATTTTGTAAGGGTTATATTCCATATACTCTTTCTACGCCTCCCATAAGATCTTCATGTGCGTTGTGAAAAAATTTCCATTGCTCATTAAAATGTTTGTTTGTGTCTTGTGTTTTTATTAAATGTCTTTGTATTTTTACTATCATAAGAGCTAAATCTAGTTTTTTATCAGCAACCACTGCAAGTTGATGTTTAGCCATCATAAGCAAAACCTTTTCAATTGGGTCTGTTATTTTACTTAAATTATCCATTATTCGTCCCAAGGTTTTTTCATCTCATTGTCGTTTAAATAATACCAAGCGTTCTTTCCAGGAATGCTGTGTGTCTTAACCTTCTCGCCAAGATACTTCTGCACATGTGAGACTCCATACCTTGCTGCTCTCTCCCCCGATGCAAGATCGCTTGCTTTGAGTGCTTCACGAGCCAACAGTTCTAACTCTTGCCTTGTGTAGAACTTGTACGAACTCATAGCACCAGCAATGACTCTTGCTATCTCCACTTCGTCCGGAGAATCTGACACGCTGACAGGCTTAAAGAAACCACGCTCGAAATCAAAGTAGGCCAAGTGTTGATCTGGCTCTCTTGCATTACGAGCTTCATAGAACAAGGTGATGTTAGGTTTTGTGCCTGAAAGCTTAACGCCTGAATCCATCCAACCAGCAAAAGCTGAACCACCACGAGCTGACATGAACGAGAGATCGTCCGCCCTTTCTTTGCCAGTGTGATGAGCAATGATGACTGCAACGCCAAAGAGTTCTATGAGTCTGTCCACCCTTGACAGCATCTCGTGTATCTCTGAGTTAGAGTTTTCTTCACCACTAAAGAAGTTAATAATAGGATCGATCATCACCAGGTCGGGTTTGTGATACTCGATGCTTGCTGCTATATCATCCATGTCGCTGTCTCTCATGATGTTCTTTCTAAGTCTGCCCGATGCAATAAGATTTGATTTGCCTAAGTTGTACAGCTCCGGGTCATGATGAAAAGGTTGGTAGTACATCTCGATTCTTTTCTTTAAGAACTCATGAATGATCTCTGCCTGTAACCACATTACCTTCATGGGTCTGCTGAACTGTGTTCCCATAAACTCTGTGCCAGTTGTTGCAGACGCTGCAAAAGCTCCAAGCCAATGCGACTTACCAATCTTTGGTTTGCCCAAGAGCAACACCCTTGATTGCTCAAACACAAATGCATCTCCCCAAAACTGTTCGATGCGACTTGAATCCATTGTTTCCCAGAAGGAATCGTTGAATGTTTTAAGGCCAAGTGGATCTCTTTCAACAACCCTGACATCTTTGGCAACATCGATTGGATCTTCTTGATTCATGATCTCTTTGAGTTCATCAGCCAAAGGTATCTGCCATTGACTTGTCTTCCACTTGAGTATGCCTGCATCGACATCTTCTGGATTTCTTTTTAGATGCCCTGTGCATATGCTGTTGGCTGTTAGCAAAACTTCTTGCACTGACATAGGTGGGTTGTTTGTTTGATTCCAATCCAATGCTTTAATAATAACTTCACGCATTCCCCAACCTTCGAGTATCCATTTACCCACCAGGCGAGCAAGGGTATCGTTCCGCATTCCAGATTGCACACCATCCAATGACAAAGGTGTGTTCCTGTCTGTGTTAATTTTGCCATCGTTATTAAAGTCATAGATGATGTTCATGTCTTGAGGTGTAAGCATGGGCAGTTCATCCATTGAATCAACGCCCATTCCATCTACCAGCTCAAACATGTAATGGCTTGAAGGAGACACCATGACGTATCCACCCTCTCCCCTTACATCCAATCTGCCTGTTGTGTTTCTTATTGATAGGCTGTCATTAACAGCATAGAAATAATGGTAACCACCGCGAGGAGTTTTCTGTTTTAAAGTTGTTCTTGTTAGTTGACCTGACTCTACAAAGTCACATGCTTCTTGTGTGTCTGCATCGAGCACAACAAAACTAATGCCTGTTACCACAGCCCAATTGCAATTAGGAAACTCTAAGTACCATTGCTTGATGTCTTTCATCGTTGGTTGTTTATTAATGTATTCAGCCCACTTAACTCTTGGAGTCTTGGACCAACGCTTTGCTATAACATCTTCTTGTTCGTTAGGATGCCTATGCTTAAAATAGTCTGGAACATTGTCTTCTTTAGATCCACAGGGTATTAAATGAAAGTTGTTCTCATAATAAGATACCAACATATCTCTGCGTTCTTTGTCGCGAATGTCCTCACCCTTTAGGTTTGGATTTAAGTCTAGGCCCATTACTGTTCTACTGTTCCGTATATACTTTCCCAGTCAAGTGCATGCCCGGTAAGTTTAATAAGTTTCTTGGCTTGATTGACTGAGGGTTGTCTGCTTCCATACCTCCACGATCTAATCGTATCAATGGAAACACCCAGCTCTTTTGCCAGGCTCTCTTCTCCTCGTTTTACTATGTAGTCTTTTAGTTTCACGTTCTCTCCTTTTAATAAGAGACGCGACCTGATTAAATTAAGGAGGACTGGTGTTCTTGGGGGTGAACAAAAGACCATCAAGTCGCGTCATGAATTAATGATAATTGAATACATACATAAAGTACAGATATTTCTTGACAATGTTTTATTTATCATTAAGATTAAGGTATTGAAGTTTGGAGAAACTAATGACTGAAAAAGATATAACAGAATTTTGCCTTGAAGCTTTGCTAAAGGCTAAGAAAAAGAACCTAACCATGCAGGCTGAATTAAAAGCAGAAAGCTCAAGGTTAGACATTGAAATTGCATCTCGTCCTGAGATACAAGAACACATTAAAGTATTATCAAACACAGGGGGTTCTACGAGAGTTCCTCTTAAAAATTTAATTCCATTTGATCTTAGGGTTCAATACAAAGTAACCAAGACTTGGGATCAAGGGCATTTAGCTAAGTGTGTTGCCGATGGATACAAGATACCTTTTAAGGTTCAGTATGCTGAAGACATCAAAGCTGTTAAGCAATGCATGGAAGATAACCCAGACCTTTGGGACTTTGTCCAGGAAGGTTTACAAACCAAGATTAATGAAAGGCCTTATGTGCAATTCATTGATCCATTAAAAGGAGAATCCAAATGAGTAGACTAGGAGATTTTTTAATAGACGTTAAGTCTGATTCAGAATTTGTCATAAGCACTTGTAGCAGCTTCGAGGAGTTTTGCAAAAGAATGAAAGACATTAATGACTTGTACTTACCAAGCGCATTGTCAGACTTATGGGAAGAACATGTTGGTTCTACTGAAGATAACACCGTGAACTTTCACGACAGGAGACCAAGATGAGCTTATTGGACACAGTAGAGACAGGAATCAAAGTGCCAGCACTTAAGATCAACATATCAGGAACCGATGGCATAGGTAAGTCTACCTTTGGTTCACAAGCACCCAAGCCTATCTTCATTAAGACTGAGGACGGAACTAACTTTATCGATGTTCCTTCCTTCCCTTTGTGTAAAAGCTACGATGACATCGTTAAGCAGATACAAACATTGCACGATGAAGACCATGACTATAGAACCCTGGTGTTTGATACAACTGATTGGGCTGAGAAGTTAGTGCAACAGAAGGTATGTCAAAATCATTCAATCAAATCAATTGAGGCCCTTGGCTTCGGTAAAGGTTATACAGAGTCAGCGGAGTTATATCGCAGACTTTTACAAATGTTTGATGGGTTACAAGAAAAAAAGATGCACGTCATCTTGCTTTCTCATGTAGCCATTAGAACTTTCAACGATCCAGAGCGTGAGCCCTACGATCGTTGGGAAATGAATCTACACAAGAAAGTATCAGCAATGATACGAGAATGGGTAGACTTCAACTTGTTTGCAAACTACGAGGTATCAACTCGTACAAGTGGGCAAGGTTTCAAGGAATCAACCAGAGCTGTGTCATATGGCAAGCGAAAGTTGTTTCACAAATACGCAGCAGCCTTTGATGCTAAATCTAGAGTCGACTTGGGAAACCTCCCATTAGACTTAGATTGGGATGCATTTATGACTGCTTTTAAAGAATCTTTAAAATCTAAATAGGAGAAAAACAATGTCTGATTTTGAAATTAACCTAACTGACGTAGACGATCTAGATACTAGTTCGATAGGTCCCATGCCAGCCGGCGATTATGAAATGGTTGCTAAAACCTGGGAGTCAAGAACTGCCAAAAGCAGTGGTCATAAAATGATCAACATAACTTTTGAAGTTGTTGGCCCTAAGTTTGCAGGCAGAAAAGTTTGGGAAAACTTTATGCTTGAAGGCAATGGCTTGAATGTATCCAAAGGCAAACTTCGTAACTGGAGAAAAGCCATGGGTATGGATCCCGATGTCGAAAACTTTGGCCTAGAGGCACTCGAAAGCATGATGAACATATGTTTTCATGCAACGCTTCGCATAGAAGAAGGCAACGACAAGGGAGACGGAACAAAGTGGGATGATAAAAATGTTATTGGTAAGTTCGCCGCAGGGACTGCCAGTGCAAAACCTTCATCCCCTTCGCCTGCTCCAGCAGAAAAGTCATCAGACGATGACGGGTTTGACTGGGACAAGTAGATGGATTTCATCAAGGAATTGCATAGCCAGGTCGACATATTAAAGAGAGATGGCGATTCTGTAGATGAAACAACCGAGAGAGTATCTAAAGCTTTGCTTGACCTGGGCTATGCCTTGGCTACTCCTCGCCTTATTAGAGATAACGTTAAGTATTATCTCAAAGAAGACAATTGGGAGAATTATAACCCAATTGATTATATTACATAAGCAATGCCGGGCAATTCATTGCCGGTTTATTAGCAACTTTGAAATCCAGTTGTTTGCTGTGAGGGTTTCACTTTTTTTGGAGAAAAAAATGTCAATAAATACCAGAGAGGCAAAGGCCTTGATTACCATGGTGGAATCTTTGCTAGATTCTTTAGATCAAACATTCGACAGCCTGCCGTTTGAAATAGATCAAAAAGTAAAAGATGCTAAACTAACCTTACTAAACGTGGATACAAAAGATGAAAAAGAAAGCAGATTTACTGTATTTTTTAGGAAGTATGGAGCATGAGCAATAAAACTTTAGAAGAAATTATATTTAGCAGTGCTATTTATAAAGAAGCACAAGAAAATTTTTTATTAACAGGTTTGCAAGGTGCAACTGAAACTATGTTAACACATCTTGGTGGTCAACTTTATTATCCAACGGTGTCTAAAACTGGCGAAAAAAGAGA